TAGATTAAGAGATAGTATTGGTGCAGTTGTAGAGGAGAACAAACAAGGAATACAAGTGATAAGAGTCACTGCACTTGGAGGAAAGAGGTTAGAAGACACTTACGCATATTGGTTGATTAATGATAGGAAGCCAGGTAAATGGGCAAACATTAATGCAATTAAAGAGTGGATTTATAACAAAAAAAGTTTTAGAATTAGAGATTATAAGACAGGACAATTTCTACCTAAAACAGAAAAGAATGTAGATAGTGTAGCATTTGTTATTGCAAGGTCAATAGGAAGATTTGGTTTCCAAAACAAACCAAAAAACTTTGTTGAAATATCAATAGACAAAATAATGAGTAACGAAAAAATAACACAAATCATTGAGGACGCAACCATAGATGACTTGTTAGAAAAATTAGAAGGAATATAATATTATGGCTTTTGGATACCCACAATTATACGCAAACGGTTTAAACAATAATACCCAACTTAGAAGAGCAACCGATATGGTTTATCAAAGAGGAGGGAACTATAATATTGTTTTAACAGGAACAACATTTGAAAGTTCTATGGAACTTGATGTAGATTTATATGGTGATGGAACTAAAGTAGGGAGGATGCAATTAGTTCCTTTTGATACTCAATTAACAGGTGGTACATATTATTACTACTTCAACTTGAGACCATATAACTATATGTCTAACTATGTACAATCAGAACACTTACAATACTATTGGAAGAATGATTGGTTTACAACTAACAACACAATTAACATTAACAATGAATATCCAAATATTGTTACCGCTAATTTTAAGTACGGTTATAGATATGTTAATTCATCAGGAACAACTGTAACAGAATATTCAGGTTCACCAACAAACAACTTAAATCACTTTACAAACATCCCTAACTGTATTACTGCAACAGGATTTACTGCAAGTGGTTTTACAAACACAGGTGAGTTTTTTGATTACGTTGGAGGACAATTCCAAATGGGTAGTGACAAATATATTCTACCAAACTTTGACCAAGAAATTGGAACCGTTATGGGAACAGGATTAACAATCAACACATTGGACATATACAGACGATTGTCACCTATCTCTCAGTATTTGATGGATTATCCCACCCTACCTGAACAAAGTGAAACGTCAAGGTTCTTAACCGATGCACCACGTATTCAGTATATACAACCTGATGAAAATTATGTATTATATTATCTAAACGGACAATCAGGAGACAGAATGGTAATAGAAGCAGATTACGCAGTGTTTAATTTATACGATAGTAATAATACACAATTAAGTGTAAATGGATATTGGGCACAACAATTGAACTTTAGTGGTACAACATTTGCATCACCAACAGGTTATACAGATACATTAACAGTTAATGCGTTACCATGTGGACCATCTGATATTGAAAATTTATTTTTAACAGGACAAACATTTACAGGAGTATCTTATTATACAGTTCAATTATTCTATTCTTATCCAACAAATGTAAGTGGAAGAACTGCAACAGGACCTGTAGGACCATTGAGTGAAACATTCTATTTCTACTTGTATAATAACTGTCAACCACAGAATACGAGGTTGTCATTCTTAAATAGTAAAGGTGGATTTGATTATTATACATTCAAGTCATATAGACAAGACACAAAGAAGATTACAACACAATCATACGATAGTAGATACTTTTCAACTGACTTAGCGGGACCTGACTTTAACGTAGGTCGTTCAGTTAAAACTTTTGGAACAGATGTTGCCAGAGAAATTGTATTAGAAACTGAATTTTTATCAGTACCTATTGCTAATTGGTTGGAACAAATGTTCTACTCACCACAGGTTTATGAAGTAAAAGAAAATTACATATCACCAATGGATAGACAAGATAAGATTTATTGGGATTTAAGACCTGTACAAATCTTATCAACTGAGGTTGAAACCATTACAAAAAAACATAGAAAGTTAAATAAATATAGAATTACATTGAAGTATGCAGATACATTCTTTGCTAACCAAGGATTTTAATATATGAGTCAACAACAAACAGTATTAAGGGTACAAACAAATATTCCTCACGCGACAATAAGTGGTACAACAGAATTTACCACATTAGATTTATATTCAGACAGTCCAATTAAGATTAATCAATCCTTTGCGGAGTTACAAGATATTGGTTCAAAAAATTCAGATTATTCAATTGGTCTGTCATTACCTGGTTCAAAAAAGAATAACGTATTCTTTGAATCTTTCTTTAATGTAGATACCCAATCACTTTATTTCAATGCAACACAGAATATTGCATGTAGTGTTTTAATTAGTGAACAATCGTATTTTACAGGATATATGAAATTAAATAAAGTATCTGTAATGAATAGTAAGGTAGAATATGACGTGACCTTATTTTCATCAATAGGAAATTTATTTGGGGATATAGGAAATAACTTATTAAAAGATTTGAACTTTGATGACCCTGAATATACATTTAATCATACATTTGATTTTTATGATAGTATAGCAGACCCTTATGAGAATCAATCATCAAACTTTGGTAGAAAAAATGAAAAACCATTTATGTATTATTATCCAATCGTACATAATGGATATGAATATACAGGTTCAACAGTAAATGTAAGTGGTGGTACTGCAGAATTACAAACAAGATTATATACATCAACAATACCAGTTGGTTCATTTCCATCGTTAACAGGATTAACGGGATATAAACCATATAGAATTAATAGTCAAGGACCTGATGATGGTCTTATTGATAATCAATTAAAACCTGCATTAAGTATGTGGGGATTAATGAAATTGATATTCAAAACATACAATTATACTATTACATCTGATTTTATGAACACACCTTGGATGAAGACGTTATATATGTATGGATATTATGGTTCAGATAAAACGAAGTTTAGTTATAAAATACAAACAATACAATCATTACCATTAGAAGGTGTTGAATTAATTTATAGTGGTAGTACGGCAACAGGTTCAACTTTAAATATTATTGTTTGTAAAAGAGGAACAGGGATACCTTGTTTTTCAACACAAGATGTATCATATGGTTTTGCTAATATGTTTCCTTATAGTGAATTTGGAACAATACCAAGAGGTACAAGTGGATTAACAATAACGGCAGTTGAAGGATTTGATTTTGGATTTGAAGTAGGTGGTGTTCCCGTTGCTGATATTAGTACATTAAAATATTCACCTAAAAATGTAGGAGATAGTGTAAGTTTTGTTGATGGTGATTTTGTTAATTTCAACTTAGTAATAGATGAGAATATAAAACAGATAGATTTATTATCCTCAATTGCAAAGAAGTTTAATTTGGTATTTATACCTGACCCTGATAATTCAAGAAATATTATAATTGAATCTTATCCATTTTATGTGGGTACAGGTAATGTATATGATTGGACACCAAAATTATCTTATGATAAAGGATTTACAGTTGAACCAGCATTAAATTATATTGAGAGTAATATTATATGGACTGACCAAGAAGATGGGGATTATGGAAACAAACAATTTAAAGATAGAAACAAACAGATTTATGGTCAAAAGAATTTCTATGGTCCAACTAATTTTAAATCTCAAGAAAAGAAGATTGATACAATATTCTCAGCTGAAGTTTTAAGACAATGGGATACTGCGGATCAATTGGGTGCTGATGTAAGTCAAGGTATTAAATTACCATTGGGTATTAACTATGTTGGTTCATCTTCAACTCAAGAAGTTGGTAATACAACAGAAACATACTACGCATATAAAGGTCTTAAATCAAAACCTAAGTTGTTTTGGTTTTTAGGTAGTGCTAATTTGTTTTTAGATACATTAGGTGAGGTTTATGCAACAAGTGGTTTTACAACATATGATGTTAAAATATTAAGTAGTGATAAAGTTAATACAAGGTCAGTAAGAACCGCACCAATTATATCTCATACAATGCCAATGGGTATGAGTGATACTCAAAAGATTAATAACGATAACGCATGTATTTTATTTAACTCTGAACAACCTGTTGATGTTGGAGTATCAACTTACAATACATACACAGAAAATGATGTTTATGCTTTATTCTATTCAAATAGAATAGACAATTTATACGATGTTAATACAAGGTTTATTAAAGGATATTTTGATTTAAAATTATCTGATATATCCAATTTAAAAAATAATGATATAATTAAAATTCAAGAACAATTTTTTATTGTAAATAAGATAAACGGATTTAATTTAACTAATAGAGAATTGACGGAGGTTGAATTATTACAATATAATTTGAATCCACAGGAATATCCAACAAGATATTTTAAATATCAATATTGTGACCAACTTGGTTATTGTTTTAAGATTAAAACAGATTTTACAAATCCATCATTAATTGATACACAATTTGGATGGAGTGTTTGGTATGACCAAAGTGTTGGAACATTTACAGGTACAACAGTAACAGGATTTACATCCACTATTAGAGATGTTGGTGGTCTTACATATGTTCCATTTACAATATCTGAAATAACAAAAGATGAATATGATAATGGAGGATGTTATGATATTAGTTGTGATACATTAATTGATTATGTATGGAATTTTGTAAATCCATCATTTCCTAATATAGAATATGCGTTTGGTTTTGGTCTCCCATCATTTTGGATAAGTGGAGATGGTGAGTATGAAGGATTAAATTTATGGCGTAATTGTTCAGATTTTAACACTACAAGTACAACTTATGGTATATTAACAGGTTCATCAATTAATCACGGAGAACCTACTTGTGATAATGATTGTTTTAATGAACATATACATTTCCAAACATCAGGTAACACTGCAGGAACTATAAGAGAAGTATTAATAAATGAGGATTTAACAACTTATGTTGGAGGTACATTTAGAAAATATAATGGTGTAACAACTGGTGGAATAACTGGTAATACAGGTCCTAATATGATTAAATTAAATTCTAATGGTTCAGTAGATACATCATTTACAAATTATGGATTTGGACAAACAGGTATAATGTTTGTATTTAAAAAACAATCAACAGGTAAATTAATTGTTGGTGGTAATTTTTCAAGTTATAGTGGAAATACAAGAAATGGTATATTAAGATTAAATACTAATGGTACATTAGACACAACATTTAACGCAAATACAGTAATAACAGGTACAACATTTAGTGTTAATGATATACAAATATTAAGTGATGATAGTATTATTTGTGTGGGTAGTTTTACATTATCAGGTTCAACAACAGCAACCTCAATTGTTAAATTAAATAGTAATGGTGCATTAGAAACAGGATTTACAACAAACCTTGTAACAACAGGTTCATCAATATATGACGTTGAAGTATATAACGGTCAAGCAAGTGGATTGTATGATGGTAAAATAATGGTATGTGGTAACTTTACAACATGGAGTGGAGTATCAAGAAACTTTATAGCAAGATTAAATTCAAATGGAACTTTAGATACAAGTTTTGTAATAGGAACAGGTTTCACAACAGGAAGTACAGTTTCAAATGTAGAAATACAATCTGATGGAAAAATAATAGTTGGTGGTTCATTTACATCATATAGTGGAACAACAGGTCTACAAGGTTTATGTAGATTGAATATTGATGGAACATTAGACACCACATTCCAAACAAACTTTACAGGTGGAACTTCTTATAGTTCATTTAGACCATTGTATTTACAAACAGGACAAATATTACTTCCTATTGAAATTATTTCAGGTGTTACTACAAATAGATATTTTTATAAATTAAATAATGATGGTTCAATAGATACAACATTTAATAGAGGTGATTGGTCTAGTGGAGTCTATAACTTTAGTACAGAAGGTGCTACTGCGGTACAACCAGATGGAACAATCTATTTTGGTGCTAATTTTGAATATTATAATAATAAAAAATTATGGTCAATAGTAAAATTAAAATCTAATGGTGACTTTGTTGATTGTACTATATAAAATAAAATTAAAATAAAATATGGGACCAAGAATATAC